AACCACAGGGTGAAAATGTTGTGGTCCCTATATTAAAGTTGTGAGGTAACAATGCCAATTAAGTACAAAGAAGATAGTATCGTGAAAGATCGTATGACATTAAAGGTCACGACATCACGTTTCTATGTAAAGAACCTTTCGACGGAATCGTTGTGGAATGAGTTTTTATCATGCCGCACACCTAAGTTGAAACAGAAGTTCCGCAATGAACTCGCGGCACGTAAAGTCACTCACGAAGAGATGGTGGAACGGGCAAACGCGTGAGTGTAGGAATGTTGGGTATTCTTGCGGTCTTTTTGTGCCCTATGGTATTTGGTGGTATTACGATGTACTACTGTCACAAAACTATACATAAAGAGACACTAAGACGGTGGGGTAAGGATGAAGTTTAAAATTGTGTACAAAAATGAGAGCGAGTCTATATTTCCTTGGAGGTCTCGTTTTCGTGGTGTAGTGCTATGGCCATATATGATCATGCGTCCACGTAAGTATGCTACAGGGTCAGTAGCACAATCAGAATTGATGACACGGCGATCTCTTGTTAAATTATATCGACACGAGTTGCAACACTGTTATCAGATCAAACAGAGAGGGGTATTGGGGTTCTATATACGTTATGTACTTCTCAATATAACCAAGGGGTATCACAACCATCCCGATGAAATAGAGGCGCGTCAGTATGAGAATGAAAAACTGACCCCTTTAGAAGAGAAGTGGCTCCATGAAGGAGTTGTCAATTTAGACGATTTGGACACTTGACAGTCCTCTTAGTTTTTGATATAATATACACATAATTTTGGCGAGTAGTTCAGTTGGTAGAACGCGTGACTGTTAATCACGTTGTCGCAGGTTCGAGCCCTGCCTCGCCAGCCATTTTGCGAGAGTGGTGGAATTGGTAGACACGCTGGTTTTAGGTACCAGTGCCGCAAGGCGTGAGAGTTCGAGTCTCTCCTTTCGCACCAAATTATTATGATCCAGTGAGAGTAGTATGACTATGAAGGCAGGAAAGATTTGGGGACAGACAGAACTTATTCATGCGAATGGCGTTCTAGAGTTTCATCGTATCGAATACAAGAAAGGTTTCAAGTGTTCCGAACATCTCCATGAATATAAGTGGAACGGGTTCTTCGTAGAGTCCGGTGAGATGATCGTGCGCGTATGGCAAGATGACCAAGACGGTCTTGTTGATGAAACGATACTACGTGCGGGTGAGTTTACCCAAGTCAGGCCTGGTAAGATTCACCAGTTCGAAGGTGTGAAAGACGGTGTTGCATTTGAGTTGTATTGGGCAGAGTTCAATCACAACGATATCGTTCGACGCACTATTGGGAGCAAATCTTAATGCCCCCTAAACAAGGACGTGGAGACCCAATGGTACGTGCAGACGGTCGTACTAAACCCGATCGCGCATGGTACCCCGACAACTTCGATTGGTACCTCAAGTGGGTCGCTTCTATTCTGATTCTGGTATCTATGGCCATGCGTTCCGCTGGACCAGATTATCGAATGTATGACTTGACAATCGGGTTCGTAGGTATTATACTATGGACTTGGGTATCAGTTATTTGGAAGGATCGCGCATTGATTATGCTAAATGCGGTTTCCTTGTTTATGTTAGGTACAACTATATTGAGAGAATGGTAATATGGCTAAGAAGGTATATGCACACACTCCACCCTACTTCAATGAGACGGTAGAATTTGAAAGATACTCGGACGGTGTGACGATGCGAGAGGCTGCTGATATTAGTACAGTGGACTATAAGTTTAGTGAAGGTGAGTTGATTGAAGAATTCAAGAATTATGTTGATTCTACATATGGTCAACACTACGCGAAGCAGAAGTTTCAGGCGACTGAGTTCATCGTAGACGGTGGACACGGTACAGGGTTTTGTATTGGAAACGTGTTGAAGTATGCACAACGGTATGGTAAGAAAGGAACCGATGCAGACGCACGTAAAGACCTAATGAAGGTTCTCCATTACGCATTGATCCAGTTACACGTACATGACCAATCTGCTTCTAACTGATAGAATTCGTTACGTCGGTCTGGGTGACCGACTTGACGCCCTAGGTGTCGCAAAGATCATGAGCAAAGAAGGACGCGTAAAGATCCTTCAGCCCAATGGTTGGTTCCGACAACTAGAAGAACTCACAGAGTTGTTCGATCTCAACTGTGTTTACTATCACGGCAAACCAGTGGATTATGAGACCTACAGAGTCCACGATCCAGATGGAGATCACAAGTTCTGGAGTGTCCGCGACTACCCTCGATTGAGCGTCGATCTCGATCTGGAGTTGCCAGAGAAATTCGTGACTGTCCAATTCGATGGGACACACGGTCATAATAGAATCCGCAACCCGAATAAAATTTTATCGGAGTGGCGAGAAAGGGGGTATGAAATTATCCACGTTGGAGGAAAAGCGAACGATGACAGGTTCGCACCGAAAGCGGGTAATCTCAAAAACATTGCGTATGCCATGTCCAAGTCTCACGGACATATCGGTGTCGATTCGGGAATGATGCACCTCGCAAAGTTCTCAATGGACGCAGATAAAATTTGTGTATATACAGTCATGGAACGAAAAACCAGTTTTGTGCATACCTTAGAACGAAAGGGGGCACAAGTCCTAACATATTAGGAGCGGTAGTTCAGTTGGTTAGAATACCGGCCTGTCACGCCGGGGGTCGCGGGTTCGAGTCCCGTCCGCTCCGCCAACTTTCGAGAGGAATTTATGAGATTTCTTGTTGTTATAGTATTGACATTTGTAGTAGGATGTAGTATAATTGTTACCAATGAAGATGAAAGAATATGTCTTGATTGGGAGTCTAGGGTAATAGTTAAAGAGAGATGTATTCCCTATTATGGCGCAATAATGTGTGTTGATGAAGAAAAAGTTAGAACGTGGTGTGTTCTCTATGAAGAACTTGAACCGATGAGGAAAGACGATGCGTAAAAGCATAACCCCATACCTACTAAAATTAGACGACCGACTTTGGGATGAGATCGAAGACAATCGAATGGCACTCAAGGCATTGTTCCCTTCAGGTGTATCAAAAAAAGAGTTTATCCAGAATGCGATAATCGCATATAACCAGTCGTTTGTTGAGTCTGGGGTTAAGGAAAAGTTAAGACAAATCCGGCAAGTGGAGATTGAAGATCCACTGTCGCCATACTACGGAGAGTAAAATGGCAAGAGGAAAGTTAGAAACCAAGCGCCGTCGTGAAGGTGCTTTAGAGCGTCTCCGTGCGTCAAAGTTCTTTGAGAAGAACGATCGCACAGAGACAAAGTGGCAGGCACGTAAGGACAAGGAGATCAATATTCTTGAGATCTCCCTTGGTCTAAAACAGGCAGTCAAAGTGAAGAGAGAGGAAATCTCTCTCGATTGATAGGGGAATGATATGGAAATCCTAGCAGTTGTAGCAGTAGTTGTAGTAGTATATTTTGTCGTGCGTAGTCGCGGCGGTAAAGGTGGTTCAGGCGGTTCAGGTGGTTCAACGCGACCTGACGACGGTAACAACGTCAACCGGAAGTGAGTTTTGGTCCTGAGATGACTTTAAACTCACTCTGGTCGTTACGCCCGTCACCTGAGTATGTGAAAAACTGCTCCACTAATTAAGGAAATGTTATGATACATGAATGGAAAATTTTCTATAAAGGTATTCAGGTGGGTCTCACCTATTCATTGACAGAGTACGGCGCGAGAGAACGTTGGTACAATGCACACTCTATGAGTTCAAGTAAGTACTGCGGTCTTTCATTTGATGATGTCTTTGCAAAGCGGGCATGACAGGTCTTTGGAAGATTTACATAAATGGGAATTTTATGGGGGTCGTTTCGGCGATTACCAAACACGGTGCCTGCGAAAAGTATTGCGCAGTCTTCGGAATTCCCACGGACATGACTCGCACAGGATATGTCCATATCGTAGCAGAGAGGTTCAAATATGAACTTTAAATTACCAAGTCCCAACGACATGGGCAACGTGGTCCGTCACTCTCTCCATCAATATTTGGAGTGGCACATATGTGAACACTATGGCGTTCACCGTATAGGTGATCTCACAGTAACAGAGATTACCGAAGTCATGGCCGAATACTTTAACCAAAAATCTGAAAGACTCGATTCGATGGTTGCGCAGGCACTTAGGATCGCGATAGGAAACTGGGAGGCCAGTAACGGAAAAGGAATCCTATGAAAAGTTTAACCTTATCTATTTTAATTTTGTTTATTATATCTTTCCAACCACTTCAAGTCAGTGCACAGAAATATTATGGAAAGGATGATTTCAGATTTTTAAAAAAGGAATATGAAAACCTTACGCCAGGCGTTGAATTTGTTTTGATAAAGAACAAACAAGAATATGACAGGGTAAGAAAGGAACATCTTGGAGTTCAGTGGGACACTATTAGTGCCTTTGCGTATTGGAACCCTAAGAAAGGTACTTGTAAGATATATATTAAAGATCCGTCATGGAAGTACGAACCTGAGTTGATCGGACACGAAGTCGCTCACTGTATCTGGGGTCGTTTTCATAACGGAAGAAAAGGAATGAAACCATAATGAATTCCTTCTTTGGTTTGTTTGAAAAACTAATAGGGTCTGATTCCCCTATCCAAATAACTGAATCAGTGGTGCCCAGAAGAGCAGAGAGTCTCGTTCCTCTCTCAAATCAACGAACGAGTGGTACCGGAGGCTGGAAAGAATTGGCGGGTGTAGCTCAGATGGATAGAGTGTCGGTCTACGAAACCGAAGGTCATAGGTTCGAATCCTATCACCCGCGCCAGAAATTGGGGTGTCGCCAAGTGGTAAGGCAACGGGTTTTGATCCCGTCATTCGTAGGTTCGAATCCTTCCACCCCAGCCATATGATGAGGAATAGTATGAGTTTCATTAGAGAGTTAGAAAGACTGCAACAGAACATCAAAGAGTTGAATCAGACATTCGAAGCTTTGACAGAAAGTGTCGAACAATACCAAAACACTAGAACTCCACCGGAGTATCCTAACGAATTGCTTGAACACAATGTAGATCTCGAACCAAGATTATCACTTGATGAGATATCTCCACGAGAGTGGGACGCAATTTCTAAAAGGTTCTATAGAGAACGTAAGTCATAAGATTAGGTGGGCTGGCTGAGCGGTCGAAAGCGGCGGTCTTGAAAACCGTTGAACCGAGAGGTTCCGTAGGTTCGAATCCTACGCCCACCGCCATTTATTTTCAAAAAGTGTAATATTAACACTTGACACATGCCTATCATTATAGTATACTTGTTTCTGAAATGTGAGAGAGGTTTCAAGTGATCAAGATTTTTTATGTCCACGGTTGGGGTTCTGAGTTTGATCCGACTAGTGACAAGGTTCGTGCGCTGTCTGAGTTAGGTGAAGTTCACGGTGTTACTGTGACATGGGCAGACGGACATCAACGCGTATTCGACCAACTTACCGAAGAGATTAGTGCGTATCAACCCGACTTACTCGTTGGTACTTCTATGGGTGGTTACGGTGTCAGTCATCTAGGTACCGAACTCGGCATTCCCTTTGTAGCAATCAACCCCGCAATACGACCCCACGAGACACTTATGAGTCGCGTCGGTATTGACACTGACTACTATGGTCGCGAGTATGAATTGACTTGGCAGACTGTGAGTGCATTCCCTGAGTTTGCTGTCGGTGGTTACGGACTTGTTCTTGTTGCGATGGATGATGATGTTATTAACGCGCAAGAAACTATAAATAGATACGCAGAACATTACGACTGTCGTGTCTATGAGACTGGTGGACACCGATTCACTAACTTACCTGAAGCGATAGTTGAAATTCGAACTTTCTATAACATTGCCGAAGAGGTTTACGGACTTGCTGACATTTAAGGGATATTTGAACGAAGGGTTCGTCAACCTAATCAATGATGATCCTAAGAAATCAGACTACATTGATGCCGTATGGGATATGATTCAGAAGTCATATGCTCCGATCGGTGGTATCAAGAGTAACGGATTCCAAACAAAAGAAGCGATGATGTCGTTACCGTTCTGGAAGATTGGAACAGTGAAAGGCAAACCTGTCGCAGTAACTATCTACAAAGACAAGGGTGGACGAAAGTCTGTCGCGTCTGCGACCGATGGTTCTGACGATGGTAAGATGCGCATCAAGAACATGATGGCAAACGAACTAAAGCGTTCATATGGTGAGAAGAGTAAGGCGGCACTTGGTACTGCACTGAAGGTTACTCCACCAGATGTGATCAAACAGTTTCTTATTTTACCTAAAGATGTACAGGCACTAGATCCAAAAGATAAGATCATCCCTATCAAGGGGACTCCTAAGAAAGATTGGCCAGCAGACGCCAAGACTACTCTTGAGAAATACCCTTACTTGATCGACTATGGTTATCTACGAGACTTCGGAGGAACCATGTTGTTCAAAGTCATGATGGGTACGCCAGGAAAAACAATAAAATAATTTCAAAAAAAACTTGACAAACGCCATCTGATTATTATATAATTCTGTTCTAACTTGAAAAAAGAGTATTTGAGAGGCTCTTATATTATGAAGAAACTATTGACAGTAGCGGTGTCTACTGCACTCCTTAGTGCATGTTCTGGCGGTGCAGATAATGCATCCGCTCCCGACCCCGTAGTCGTAACTCCCCCACCCACAACAATACCTGTCGACCCAGCGGTCGAGTCACGTGACAATCTACTCACGTTACTTGACTCTACGTCACCGACAGGTTCATACGAAGTATACATCCTACCCGCAAGTGATGACTTCGACAACATCCCCCAAGATCCCAGTAATGAGATCACCGCAGAGAAAGTTGCACTGGGCAAGTTGATCTATCACGAAACTGGTATCACCGATGGTAACATCGCGGGTATGGAAGATACTTTCTCTTGTGCATCTTGTCACAATGCACAGAACGGATTCAAGTCCGGTATTCGTCAAGGTATTGGCGAAGGTGGTATCGGTTTTGATCATCGCATGATTGCTGAAGGAATTAATCCAGAAGATGCTGACGTACAACCAGTAACATCACCTACAGTACTGAATACTGCCTACCAAGAAGTTATGCTTTGGAATGGTCAGTTCGGTAATGAAGTTGGTGGTATTGTGAACATAGGCATTGACCCAGATCGTCACTTCACGGAAGGTACTCCTAAAGAAGCAAACTTACGAAATCTATCCGGACTAGAGACTCAGGCAGTCGCAGGTCTTGGTGTTCATCGAATGAATGTTGAAGAAGGTTCCATACTCACAACCAATGAATTGTATCAAATGATGTTCGAAGATGCATATGGAATCGCACAACCAGACGACATGTTGGAAGCTGCTGCTCTTGCGGTCGCTGCATTCGAACGAACCGTTTTATCAAACGAGGCACCATTCCAAGAATATCTCCGTGGAGATGAGACTGCAATGACTGAGACTCAGGTCGCTGGTGCAGAAGTATTCTTTGGAAAGGGTAACTGTCACTCATGTCACAACGGTGCTGCACTATCGTCACCCAAGGGTGCGATGGCAGACCAAATCTTCATGACTGTCGGATTCCACGATCTCGACATCTGGGAAGACGTGATTGGTGACGTGAATGAAGCAACACGTGAGGGACGTGGGGGTTTCACTGGAGATACACTGGACAAGTTCAAGTTCAAAGTACCACCACTTTACAATCTTATAGATACAGAAGTGTTTGGTCATGGTGCTTCGTTCTCTAGTGTAGAAGATGTTGTTAGGTACAAGATTGAAGCGATACCACAACACCCACAAGTAGAGATTGCGGATCTTGACTACAGGTTCACACCTCTGGATCTGACTGAGGATGAGATTGCAAATCTCGTTGAATTCCTTGAAGTTGGTCTACGAGATGACAACTTGATGCGGTATGTACCTGAATCTTTACCCAGTGGTAACTGCCCCGTCAACAACGACGAAGTGTCGCGACAAGAACTAGGTTGCGACTAAGAAGGAGAATTATGTCTTACAAAGAATATCACGGTGATATCGCTAAGGTCTGTGACCAGTGTGGATATATCATCCAACACATTGAAGATACAGAAACGCAACGTGATATTCTTACAGGTCAATTGAAGTTTTATGTGAAGTCTCTCAAGGTGGAGTCGGAATTACGCGAAACCTTGGTGCAATCATACGACAAATGCGACGATTGTAAGACATATAAATAGGGAGTATAGGGGCTATAGCTCAGTTGGGAGAGCGCTTGATTTGCATTCAAGAGGTCGTGGGTTCGACTCCCTCTAGCTCCACCAGTTTCCCCGCTTTGCGGGACTCGACATAAGATCGGATAAGCGCAATATCTATGCTGTGCGCCCACGAACGTGATCTCTCAAACGTGCATGTTGAAAATGCCTTGACGTTCGTTGGATCTGACTTGCCATCACATGTCCTTTGAGTCCCGCATAAGCGGGGATCTTTTTTACTTGACATTGACTTTTAACTGTGGTATTATTATATTATGTTTGAACACGTATTTACAGAACTAACCGAAATGAACGCTGTCACCACTGAGAAGGGGCGACAGTACCGCACACCTGAAGGCATCAACCTTCCATCCATCACAACAGTTCTCTCTATACTGTCCCGTGAATCTATTGCAAAGTGGCGAGCAAGAGTAGGTCATGAAGAAGCGAATCGTATTTCTCACCGTGCATCTACCCGTGGGACATCTGTCCACGAAATCATTGAGAAATACATCAACAATGAAGAGAGTTTCAAAGATGGATATACTCCAGATATTATTAGTAGTTTCCTTGATCTTAAGCCCATTCTCGATGATCGTATTGGCGGAGTATATGCACAGGAGGCACCACTCTACTCGAACCACCTTGGTGTCGCTGGTCGGGTGGACTGTGTTGCTGAGTTTGATGGTCAGTTATCTATCATCGATTTTAAAACCTCTATGAAACCCAAACGGAAGGATTGGATCACCAATTACTTCATGCAAGAGTCCGCCTACGCAATCATGTGGGAGGAACGCACGGGTCGTCCCATCACTCAACTTGTCACCATCATATCCGTAGACAACCATGAACCTCAGATCTTTGTTGAACATAGAGATACGTGGGTCCGCCCCCTACGCGAAACAATCGCAAAATATAACGAAGAAAATTCTCACAATTCCCTTGACATATAAATAGAATCATGTATACTTACCATATCAAACTATTAGGGAATTGATATGAAAACTTTTAAAACATTCCTCTCAGAACAGAGAGTTGATACGACTGCGACTGCGTCATATACCGAACTCTATCCTGCGCTTATGTTTAATCATAAGTATAGACCCGTCTCCGCAGAAGACGTTAAGAAATTCGTCTACAGAGTGCGACTAGACGATTCTAACAGTAAGAAGACATTCATTAATAATTCTGGTACTGATCCAGAATCTGCACGTCAGTACATCGACAAGATGTCTTCTCTCAAAGCATCGCTTGTAAAAACTAAACTAGAGAATTCAATAGGTATTGTTAACTATCTCTACGATTTGCACAGTTCCAAACCTATCGATTCGGTTCAGTGGGGATTTAGGGATAAACCAAGAGGTGTTGGTAGAAATCACGCTGGTGATATATTTGTAAATTTCTCCGACGGCAGTATGATAGGTATCAGTCTAAAGGCAGGTACTTCTAAATCGAAAGAACCTCTATTAAACAGTTACGTCAATACACAGTATAAGAAGATCGGAAAAGAGGATAGACTCTCTGAACTAGAAAACGCACTCTGGGATTCGGTATATTCTAAATTACCAGCCTTAGACTCTTCGGTTAATAAGTCGAACTACATGGAAAATAAAGCCAAGGTTCGACAAGCATACCTTGATTACTTCATTGATAATGAATCTGAGGCGGATGAGTTATATGTCATTCAAAACAGAATATGTCGAGAGAAGTTCTGTGAAGAACTCAATACTCTTTCCCTAGAAGAGTTCAAGGAGTGGATATCTTCCAACTTTAATCTACAGAAACCACAGACTCCACCTCTTGTATTAGTCAAGGCTGTTAAGAAAACCGCAGAACAAAAGGGCGACGATCTTCAATCTGTCCTACCTCTAGTCACGGGGTTCAAGGCAAAACTCAATAAGAAGTCCGTCCAAGAGTGGTTCATTGATATCGATACCGCTGACGAAAGTAAGCGATTAACCATGACCATACGATCCGATGCGGGTGTAAGAGCAGGTAAAAAACTTGCTGGTCTTGGTAAGTTAGGAAAGTTCACCGCACTCAAGTTGCAGTATAATGGTATCACGGACATATAATGGAAAACTTCTCTTCCTACATTACTGAACAAAAGAATACTCACATGACCCACATTGAGGACAAGGTTCTCTACGGTGGTGTCGACGGTACGCGTGAAGCAATTTATGCATTAACGGGACTACGTGATATGTTAGCGGGAAAGAAGGCGGGTAATGTGTCGGTCAAGTGGGACGGTGCACCCGCCATCTTTTGTGGCACTGACCCGTCAGACGGTCAGTTCTTTGTTGCGAAGAAGGGAATATTCAATAAGAACCCGAAGGTCTACAAGACCGACGCGGACATCGACGCGGACACCAAGGGAGACCTAAACTCAAAATTGAAACAGGCACTCAAGTATCTCCCAGACCTAAACATCAAGGGTGTTGTTCAGGGAGACTTCCTGTTTAGTCGTGCAGACCTACAGGGTAAGAAAATTGGAGGAAAGAAATACGTTGTCTTTCACCCAAACACTATCGCATACGCAGTACCTTGGGAACAGGCAGCAGATATACGCGCCGCAAAGATTGGTATTGTATGGCATACAACCTACACCGGAACATCTTTTGAGAACATGAAGGCGTCCTATGGTGTGGACATGTCTCGGTTCCGCACGTCGCGCAATGTATGGTCGCAAGACGCTATGCTCCGCGACGTGACTAACGCGACCATGAGTTCAGAAGACACCAAAGAGGTCAATTCTCTGTTAACTAAAATTGGTCGTCTTTTTGGTCAGACTTCTGAGATCACAATCAAGTCTCTAGAATCAAATCAGAACCTTGCACAGGCGATCGAGACATACAATAATTCGTTCGTTCGTGCAGGCGCACTCATCCCAGACTCTACCAAACACGTCACGGGATTGGTCGCAAACCGTCAAGCATACTATCAAAAAGAGATCGCCAGTAAGAAGTCCCAACGTGGAAAAGACACGTGGATTCAGAAATATGCAGATGAAATGAAGTTTTTCTCGTCAGACAACAAGGCAAATCTCGTAAAAATGTTTGAAATGCAGCGTTTGATGGTACTGGTCAAATTAAAACTTATAAATAGTTTGGACAAACTAAAGACGATCGATACCTTCGTTCAGACAGTTGACGGATACCAAGTCACTGGAGAAGAGGGGTATGTGGTGATCGATACACTTGGTGGTGATGCGGTGAAATTGGTTGATCGTATGGAGTTCTCATACAACAACTTTTCATCTGATATATTGAAAGGGTGGGATTCCGCCCGTAGATAACATGGGAAAAACCAAAGGGGATAATGACTGTGGAGTCGTTTAAACAATTTGTGGACGAAGTCCTAGATAACGTCCAACGTCGCAAACTTGCAATGCGAATGAAAAAGAACAAGGCGAAGATCGCCATTGCTCGAAAAAAATCAGAACGCAAGATGGCTGACATGGACACACTAAAGAAACGCGCACGTCGATCTGCGCGTAGTCAGATGGTAGATAAACTCTCTAAGGGTAAGTCAAAAGATGACATGTCATTGGCGCAAAGAAAGAACATCGAGAAGCGCTTAGACAATCCTGCCATGCAAAAGAAAATTGACCGTGGTGCTAAGAAACAACTAAAGGTTGTTCGTAAGGCAGAAATACAACGTAAACGTGGACGCGGTCAAAAGTAATGATAAAGAATTTTTCACAATACCTCGTAGAAGAGGAGCGTGAAGTATTTTTCACGTTTGGTCGCATGAACCCGCCCACCGTTGGTCACGGCAAGGTCATGGACACACTATCAACCAAGTCGGGCAAGTCTGACTACAAAGTCTTCGTGTCGCAATCTCAAGACCCGAAAAAGAACCCGTTGTCGTATAGTGATAAGATCAAACACACACGTAAGATGTTTCCAAAACATGCACGAAACATCATCGCAGATAAGTCGGTAAAGACCGCAATCAATGCGATGGTCGCTCTGTATGACCAAGGTTACAAGTCAGTAACAATGGTCGTTGGGGAAGACCGTATTACAGAATTCGATGTCCTGTTGAAAAAATACAACGGGACGAAGGGCCGTCATGGTTTCTACAATTTTAAAAACATTAACATAGTATCTGCTGGTGAGAGAGATCCAGACGCTAGTGGTGTGGAAGGGATGTCAGCGTCTAAACAGCGAGAGAATGCAGCGAATAATGATTTCGTAACGTTCGCGCAAGGCGTTCCCAAGTCTATGTCCGATAAAGACACACGTAAGTTATTTAACGACGTGCGTAAGGGCATGGGACTTAAAGAAGCCCTAGAATTCCGTAATCACCTAGAACTAAAAACAGTATCAGAAACTCGCGAACAATATGTTGCGGGTTCTCTGTTTGAAGTCGGCGATACAGTAGTCATCAAAGAAAGTGATGAGGTGGCTACTGTAGTCGTTTTAGGAGCAAATTACGTCATTGTAGAACACAATGACAAGAAGTCCCGCAAGTGGTTAGACGCAGTCGAGAAACTTGAAGAGGACGTATCACAAAGACAGATAGACGACCTAGAGAAGTTCGGTGATCGTTTGTTGAAGAAGTTCGACATCGATGTCGAGTTCACCCGTCATTTCGCAGATCGTATGAACGACAAGCGCAATGACCCAGAGATCAAGGTCGCAGAGATTCAGCGTTTGTTCAAGAAGATTGCAAAGAACAAGGGCAAAGACATTAAGAAACACGGAGATGCAGAAGCGGTCCTCAAGGACATGCAGTCAGATCTGAATCTTCCAGTTGTTGTAAACTATAAAGACGGTGAGTTCGAGGTGGTCAACAAGACCATCATGCGCAAGAAGGGATTCAAGACAACAAGTCCAGAGATCAAGTATGAGGCTCAGGATCCTGATATAAAGGATAAGGAAGGAACTCAACCA